GGAACAATGACTCCAGGCAATAGTACTGTTGAAGTCAAAGTGAGATCCAAAGTTCATAACAAATCCCCTCTCACTTATCAGCCTCACGGTTCTGCTTCGGTCTATGGATCCATTGATGTAGGTAGGAACAACAATTCGAGTAATGTAAAGACCACTCTCATTGCCAATGCTGTTGGGAACCATATGAAGCTATATAGCGATCATGTTGAGCCTGATTTAAAGTCACCACGACCTAAGGCTCTAGCTCTTGCAGATTTATTGAATACAATATCCATTGATAGTAGAGTGCTTCATAGTTGCTATAGAGGACTCTTAGCAGATATCAAGAAGAAATTGACTCCAGAACATTATTTATCACTACACCCTTATAATATGGAGACTGTTGTCAATGGTGCTGCAGGTATTGCTTATGTTGATGCGATGAATTTTAACACTTCAATGGGTCATCCTTATAGGACATCTAAGAAGAAATTTTTGCATACGATTGACCCTACTCTGTTAGCACCTGATGGTAAGATGTTCAGTGAAGAAGTTTTGGCTGAAGTGGAAATTGCGAGAGATGTGTATCGAAGTGGAAGGACTAATTATAGTATTTTTTCAGCACACTTAAAGGATGAGGCTGTTTCAGAAAGTAAAAGGCTAATAGGTAAAACTCGTATTTTTACGGGTGCTCCTATAGTTTTATCCATTTTGATGCGCCAATATTTCTTATGTTTTGTTAGACTAATTCAGAATAACAAATTTATTTTTGAGTGTGCTGTAGGTACCAATGCAATGTCTTCAGAGTGGAGAGATATATATAGGTATCTGACAGTGTTTGGTACAGATAGGATGGTTGCTGGCGATTTCAAAGCTTTCGACAAGAAGATGTCTGCAAAGATGATCTTGACATGTTTTAATGTTTTGATATCGTTAGCACGAGAGCATGTGACAGAAACTGGAATAGACGATTTAGGTCGAGCTACATTCACGGAGGAAGACATCACTGTGATGATTGGTATAGCAACTGATACTGCATATCCGGTAGTGGAATTCTTTGGCGATTTGGTGCAATTTTATGGTAGCAATCCATCAGGCCATCCTTTGACCGTTATCATCAATTGTTTGG